CCCATTACCATGTTCAGTCTTAGCAATAATCTCAACATTTGCACGTGTGTATCCTGAACCTACAGAAATCATAGTTACATTAGCAATAGTATTTGATACTGGATTAACATTACTAAATGCTTGAGCACCAGTTCCATCCGGGCTAGTAATTTTAACTTGTGGTGAAATGATATATCTTGAAGGTGTCAGACCACCTGTTGTGAGTGTAGGTGAGAATGCATTAGCAAATGTTGCTGTTCTCGAGGCTGCATCATATGAGGTAATAACCTTGAGCTGTCCTGAACCAGTACCAGAGTTTACATAGAAGGATGCATCCTTATAGTGGTTGTCTTGAGCATTATTAGCTGTTGTAGCTAGCTGGACTGCAGTGGCGTTAATGATGCGAGTAATTGATCCAGATGTATAAGCACGATAGTCAGCACCAGTATTAGATACTTCAATAACATCCAACGATCCATCTATAGAGGATTGTTGAACATCCCACTGTCTTGTTCCATCATCTGATTTTAGATATTTAACTGGCATGAAGTCTTGGGTTAAGAACTTTTCAGCTTCGCCACTGGTAATGGTATACATATATTTCCAGGTGTAACCATCACCCAATGTAAACGAGCTAGCTGATACACCAGTAGGCTTCGCGGTTGATTTCGCGCCGCCATTATTAAACAAACATTTGTATACATTGTGATCATCTGTGACGACATAAAAGTCTTCACTATACATGTCAGGAGTCATATGATCGTATTCAGCATACACTCTACCGGTTATCCAGTTGACTCGACGAACAACATACGATACATCACTTGAGTTTACAAGTTTACCAGAAATAAACTCTTGGTTAAACACATGATCAGCAAAATGTTCGGTATTCAGAGGCGTACCAGGATTCGATTCGTCAGCCCAGGCTGTGGACTTCGACAATACAATATAGTATGCAGTATTAGCTGGTTCTGTAAAGGACTCAAATACCTGCTCTGCAATGTGCCTTCTGAACTTATTGTAAACTCTGTTAGACATGATGTTCCTATTTATTATATGTTATAACCATTCTGAATAATCAATTCGGATAATTTGTGTCTTCTAAGTATTCTTGCATCACTTAGATCTGTTCCATTCGGTGATGTATATGTTACCATCAGATTTGCTGATGTATTGCTTGTAACAGCATGAACAGTACCAATAAACACATTGTTCCCTTGATAGAATAATTTATCACCCGTTTCAAGTTCATTATCAAACTCTGTATGTTGTCCTACAAGATTAAAGCTACCATCACCAATAGAAGTTTCACCTGACAACTCGAATGCTTGCAAGCAAGGTCTGTTGCAGAACACTCTAATACCATTTTTGTTGGAAAGAGTAGATCCGGTGTAAGTATTGGACAACCTAATTTGTGTTGATGTAGGTACGGCATTTACTGTACCAATTCTGACATTAGCATCAGTAACAAGTATGTCACCCTTCTTAACTTCATCAATAAAGTTTGTTAATGTACCTGTGATAACGTGATTGCCGTTTGTTAAAGATACGTTACCAGACAAAATTGGTTCATTTGGATAAACAATATAAACAGCATCACTTGAACTTACAGATGGAGTTGATAGTGCCGACTTGAGAGTCAGTTGCGTTTGACTATCAACAGAACCAACAACACCAAGATTTGTTGTACCATGATACAGGTTATATCCAGCCTTAACTTGATTATTAAACAATGTTGCTTGACCAGTAACAACAGCTGAACCTTGAGTAGCAGTTACGTTGCCAGAGATTGTTTGATTGGCTGAGAATGGTGATGATACATATAAAGATGAATTTGATATACCTGATGAGACAAAGCCATTACCAACCAATGCAACATTTGATGTTACTGTTTGTACGCGGAATCTCAATCCATTAGTTGTAACTACGCTATTGGCTGCAATATCACTACTACCGCCGTAAGTAGTACCAATACCACGAACAATGTTACCATTGTTTGCTATCTCTATACCACCTTGCTCGTTTGCTACAGTGATTTCTGTTTCGTTACCAAGATTGGTGTTTGCTGTTCCTTGGTTTTGGAATACACCAAACATCTTAGTACCAGCAATATGTGCAATACTGGTCATTGTTTTCTTAAAGTTTAAGAGACTCTCTTCGCCAACGACTTCATATGAAAACGCTTGATATCGATCGGAATCGTGAATCTTTTGATTGGAATCAAGGAAGCCACTTGTTTCAGTCCACCCACCTGAATTACGAGCAACACCACCCATAATCAATTTACCTATCGCTGCTGTACCTTTGACAACCGAAGCTGGAATTGTTATGTTTACGGTATTAGTGAAACCCAGACCGTGGTCTGTAACTTTCAGGTTTGTAATAACATTGTTTGCCAACAATGCAACATCAACAATAGCATTGTCGCCCAGGAAGCCACCAGCTCCATCTGGTATTCTCAATCTGAACACTTCTGTGTCTGTAATGTCAGCTTCTGGTGCAATAATGTAGCCCGCGCCAGTAGAAGTGGTAACAATAAAGTTGATTGCACCAAGTTTTTCTGTACTAATTTGTAAAACTGAATTCAATGCAGAAGATACAGTAGCTTTTGCAAGGTTTGCTCCAAAGTTGAATACACTGTTTGCACCTTCAGCTCTAATAACAGCAGTATTTGTAGAAGCCTTAGTTGGTATGTTGGATGTAAATCTAATTGTTGAGTTACTTGGGAAGTAATCTTGTACGACCAACGTAGCAAAATGTCCTGTATCACCTACAGTTGTATTACCAAGCATCCATGATGAGCCATTTGAAAATGTACCATTGGCTACATCACCTTCTAGCTTGGCATCATTTGAATTTGCATTCCAGCTGACGTTAAGTCCATTGGCTACACTAGGTCCAGCAATAGGAGCATTTAGATAAGCTGTAGTAGATGTGACTTGACCATTTGTAAAGAATGAGTTAGCTTCACCAATTTGGATCTGTGAATTAGTAAACAATGCACCGGCAATGTCAGTGTTGATTACAACATTTCTAAATGGTTCTTTGATGCCACCGATCTTAAACGAGGCACCTGAACCACCAACACCACCAATTAGTGTAACAATTGCATTAGCTCGATACCCTGTTCCAGCTTGATTCAATGTAAAGCTGAGACGACCATTAAACGTCTCTGATTGAGTAATTGTAACTTTGCCTTCAGAACCACTACCTATGATTGGTCTTTCTTCACCAGGAATAAACTCTGAACCATTTGCCGAAAGCTCAATTCCCTTAATACCAGCAATACACTTGACCCTGAACCCAGACTCTTCTTTAGTGTAAATTGTTTCGTTGTGCTCAAATTCAACTAAAGGACTAATGTCAGTGAGAAGTAGCTGAGCAAACAGTGTGCCTTTAACATTCTTCTTAATTACATTCTCAACTCTAGCCTGAGCACCTGACGATGTTCCGTAAATAAATTTACCCTTCCACTCTTCAATCTTTGAAGCATAAGGAACCTGAAGATATTCATCGAATTCCCATGCACCATCTGATGGCTTCAGTGTTCTTTCGAAAGGATTACGTATTGTAGTATCAATACCATAGATCCCTCTCATCATTGCTGTGAAGCCTTCTACAGAACCTTTAGCTCGATAGACGTCGATAATATTTTTAAGGAATAGATGGAAGCTAGCTGTATTCTGTGGAAAATTAAGCAGGTATTGTTTACGCCATAGATCTTCAATATTGGCTACAAAGTTTGAACCAGCAGTAGTCCATGCTGTATTTGAAGATGTAGATAGACCACCAGTGTCAGCAAGATATTGTTCGTAGTATTCTGCTACTTCATCAATATCATTGAGTTTAATCATGTTTTTGGCAGCAGCTTCGAAGTTACCACCAGTGTGAGCATAATTGTAATACTCTTGGATCATCTTAATGAACAAAGGACCTTCTTGAACATAGTAAGAAGGAACCTGATCATGGATTAGATCAGATACAAAGCGACTCTCCTCGCCATCTCTAAACTCTCGAAAGGAAGTCTTAGCTTCAGACATTTACACTTGTTCTTTCAATAATAGGAATTACATTAACATCACGCGAATCAATCAATAGGATCTGATTGTTTATAGGTACGATGTCAAATGATTGTGGTGTAACAGATATAGTTAGATTACTACCATCAAAATCATCTATTTGAACACGATTGACAGAAACTTTACCTGTAAGATAATCTACAGTACCAATGTTTGATTTAAATATTTCTTCAACACCAGATGAACCTGTGGCTACTATATTCAATACACCAGAGCCATCATCGACAATTCTAACTCTACGTCCGCCTGATGTAAATACTGTTGAATTGACAACTGATAATGATGTACCACCTACTGGATCAAGTATACGAATAGCATTATTGAAATCTATGTTAAAGCTATTCTCAGAACCAATTGTTGGTGTCAGTCTTTTATTGATAGCAATTGTACCACCAGACCCCAAGATACCTTCATCGAGGCCATCAATGGCAGCTGCAAGTTTAGATGCTCTCAATGTTGCATTAAATCTACCAAGTTCTGTTTCACCAAAATCCAGAATCTTATTCTTCACTTTTGTAGTTACATTTTCAGAAGTAAATGGTGTAGCATCTGAATCAAAATTAAATGTATAGTTCAATTGAAGATAGACATAGTTAGGATCAATAACTTCTGGCTTGATACCAATAACAGACTTGTTCTTCAAGAACGCAATGACGTCTGCCTTCTCAACAGATGTTAATGTCTCACCAATTGTTGGTCGAATAGTAACAAACACTTTACCATACTCTGGCGGAATAGCATCTTCACCACCATACGCTCTTACAGATTTGAACTGTGGGTAGGCTTGTTGAAGAACTGTACGATAGTCATTTGCAGTAACAACTCTATCTTGAGTTGAATAGTGACGTGGGGCATTAAACTTAATACTTTCAAGCGACTCTTCAAATGTACCACCAGAAGCAGGTGCCAGTGTAGTTACTGTAACTGCAGTAGATGATGTAATACCTGTCTCGTAAGAAAAATCATCAGCGCCATTTGGTTCGGTACCATTGGTTGCACAATAGTGTACACTAACAATGTTACCATCTTTTAGTGGCTTACCAAATGCTCCATCACCAAACACAAGACGATATTGGTTGCCAGTATAGCCTTCAAGGAAATATACTGGATCAGTAGACTTAACATTCAACAATGTTGTAGCCTTATTGTGTCTCGTGAGTGTGTTGTCTGTTGCACTGTTTTTTACAAACACATCAAGATTGTTTACATCAACATTATCATTTGGAATAACAAACTTTTCTGGTGCATCTGAATCGAAAGCTGCATATGTATATGACAGTAACTCACCTTCAAACAATTCTACGTTTTCGGCCTCGTAACTAGTTCCTACTGGAAACGCAACATATGAATCAAGTGTTGAGAATGTAAAGGTTTGACCATCTGATGTTGTAGAGAATGTTGTGCCTTTAGGAATGTTAATGGTTGCTGGAGAAGAGCTAGATGTTATAGACAGTTTGACTACAGCTTTAGCTGCAGTTGCACTTCTTGGAAGATAGTTGAGCTCTTTTGCTCTGGAGAGAACAGATTCTCTCAACAAAGCTGTATCAAGGAACATCTCATTGGCAACCATGTTAACATAGTAGCCATTGTAGTATGTGTTGTATGCAAGAATATCAATCAGGTTAGACAGGTTTGAACCAGTAAAGTCAAAGTCTTTAAACTCTGTTACAGTACTCAAGAATCCTTTAATCGATTCCTTGATGTTATCAAAATCAAGATCGGTGATGTTTAAATTTGTTGTTGCCATTACCTTTGTCTCTCTAAGAGGATATTAAATTCTACTGGACGGTTGTTACCTATTACCGCAAAAACAATTGTTACGCCTATGCTATTTTCATCCATCGCTGGGGAGGCTACCACACTAATCAAGTTAGCTCTTGGTTCATAATTTAGAATAGTTGCTTCAATTTTTGTCTCAAGCTGAGATATAGTCAAACGACTAAAGTTCTCAAACAGTAAACCAATAACATTACCACCTACATCAGGCTGCATCACTCTTTCGTATGTGTTCGTCTGAACAAGGTTACGAATAGAGTTTTTAACTGCCTCTTCATTAGTGACCATCAACAGATCCTTCTTCTTAGGATGGATCGTAAGATTAGTTGGTATATCACTAAAAATCTTTGCCGGTGCTATTGTTTTTGTTGCCATAGTTCTATTTATACGTTAAAACTTAGTTTGGTCCTGATGTAGTACCAGCAGAAGAACCACCTGATATAGTATGTGTATGACCTTTACCACTGATACCTGCTGATACGTGGTCACCCGAAGCTGTAGATGTGCCAGTCAAGTTAATGTCGCCTGTTTGATTGATATCTCCAGTCAAGTTGATATCTCCAGTCCAGTTAGTTGTTGGTACATCAACAGTTGCTACTTTAGCTACCTTAATATTGGCATTCTGATTTACAGTAATAATTGCATTCTGTTCCACAGTTGCGGTTAAATGTCCTTCAATCACAGATGTTACATCACCTCTGACTAACGAAGTTACATTACCACCTACTACCATATCAACATTATTAACCACTTCAGCGTTAAGGTCTTTACCTATGAGAGCATTAGTAGTCCCACCAACAGTAAGGTTTGTGTCCCCGTCAACAGTAATGAAAGCATTATTACCTACCTCAACCTTTGCAACATTATCTACATATAATTCTAACGAACCTGTAACCCTTGCCTTATCATTACCTAATGTAATGTGATAGTTGTCACCTACAATTTCTACTTTATCACCATTTGGATGAATCTCTTGTCTTGTGCCTGACTTATGATATAATCTGATTCTCTCAGCATCGGGTGTATCGTCAATCTCAAATATATGACCACTTGTTGTTTGGTATACTTTGTTATGAGGATATTCTGCTGCATAAGGTGACTCAGGGTTCGCAA